GAGGTAAACTTTAGCGGAGCCGTGTTTGCTGTTGCCGTACCCGCTGCAATAGTGACAAGTGCCGCAGGAGAAGTAGTTCCAATCCCCACACCGCCAGTGCCTTTGGGCGATAGGGCTATGCTGATGTTGCTGTCGGATCCAGCTGCTGATAAAACTGGCGTTGCGCCTGTGGCTGCACCAGTTACTTGCACATAGTTAACTGCGGACGCTGTGTGACTAACAAGGAATTGAAGTTGAGCAAAAGCGTTGGTATAAAAAGCGTGAGCTCCATTTCCTTTTGTAGAAAATGTTGCGGAAATACTTGCGTCATTGCCTTGCACGGATAAAGCTGGCGCTGCGCCTGTAGCGCCTCCTGTTGCTTGTAAATAATTAACTGCGGATGCAGTATGCGATACTACAAACTGAATATTCCCTAAAGTTCCTGCGCCTGTTGCAAAAACGTGCCCACCAATACCTTTTGTAGTAAAACCAAGCGATACGTTGGAGTCAGATCCTGTCGCTATTAAAAGAGGGGAACCAGTAGTTGCATTTCCTTGAATCTGAACATAATTCACCGCACTTGCTACAGGCACGACACGCAGGGATTCAGCGCCTTCTAAACCACCAATGGATGTTTGACCAGCAAAAATATTCTTTGCCGTACCGTTAGCGTAAAAGTTCCATCGGCCTGTGCCAGAAGCTATGTCTGAGTAGAAGCCGTAGTTGTTGGTAGCGCCGGTGAGGGTTGCACTAACTGCAAACCCATATTGTTGAGTTGGTGCAGTTCCGCTGTATGTTCCTTGATTTGCATAATAGTGAAAAATGTCTGGAGTGTTTGCGCCAACTGCGTTAATAGCATAAGTGACAAAGCCATACCCGGCACTCGTTACTGTTGAATCGGGGTTAATACGAGCCGAAACTGTAAATGCAGTAGTTGCACCGGTTTGTGCTTTCTGTATATCAAGCGTAACACCGGCAGTAGCAGCACCACCAATCCCCACATTACCCGCACTATCAATCCGCATCCGTTCAGTTACGGTACCTGCCCCTGCTGCTGTGGTGCTAAATATCAAGCGCCCCGGCATAACTCCAGTGCTTGGGGTTCCGTCTACTTGTGCGGTAATCCTTGCGCCATTTATAAATGAAGTTCCGTCATCACCAGAAAAAATTAGCAGGCCAAGATTATCAACGCTTGTAACTGCTCCTCTTGTTCCAATTGAAGACCCTCGACTTTTTTCAAAAGTAATAATGCTTGCCCCAGTTCCAACAAGCCATCTTTGACAAAGAAGATCTCCTCCATTTGTTCCAATAGATTGAAGCCTATATGTTGCATTTTGGCTGGTTTGAGTTCCAATCAATAATCGTCCAGCAGAATCCACCACTAACGGCGTGCTATCAGGGTTTGTATCATCCTCCACCACCAGCGCGTTGCCTCCGCCTGTCTGTGTGATGCGTACAAGATCACCAGCCGTATTTCCACTGATAACTACAGAATTAGCAATAGTTGCATCTGTGATAGTGACATTCCCACTAGCAATAGTGGCATTGTTTAGTGTCACATTCCCAAAAGTCGTTTGTGTTGACCCTAACGACACAGAAGTATTGCCGATAGTTACAGCATTGTTAGCAAAGTAACTGTTAGGAAATGTGCTGGCAACACTAGAAATAGTGACGTTGGCAAACGTCATGTTGTTTAACGTCGTAACCGTATTCCCTAGTTGAACAGCCGTGTTGCCGATAGTTATAGCCGTAGCAAAGTTGTTATCTAGGTCAGATAGCGGAATAGTGGTCGTTGCATTCGCAAAAGTATTTGGCACTGGCATGTTAGAACCTCGTCCTCAATTCATGTTCAAACTGGAATCCGTTAATTACTATGGGTGTTGACGTACTATTAACAGTGATTCCCAAGTATTTACCCCACATCTCAGCATCTGACTTATATAGATAGTAACCACCACCGGGAGAAGTATTTCCAAGCCAACTAATAATGACGTTGGAATTGTTTTCCCAATCTATCTCCACCCCGGAGTTATTTTCCCATGCAATACTATTTATAAAATTTATCGGTGGTGACTGTGCAGACTCAGAATCCACATACGCAGTCATGTCAGTAGGAACAGTACCTAAAGTGGCTTCTATGCCTATCTTCAAGGCTTGCTTATCACGTATGGGATCACCCATCGCTTCTAATGCAGTTTCTAGAATAATATCAACTGGAGTGCTGCTATCACCATACAGTTGTACTAAATTTGTACCATTTGTACCAAATAACTTGATCTGCCCACCAGTTGCAATAGATGCAAGTAACTTAATTTCATTCTGGTTAGAGAAAAACCACTTCTTTTCAAAGAATATTGCTTGTATATAACGATAGGTTCCAGAATCGTTGTAGCGGATATTAAAAGCCGCGCACAAGATGTTGTTTAGCAGAACCTGACCAGCCGTTACTGTTGCTGTAGAAAAATCAATATTTGGGAATATCCCATCTAGCGGATCACTAATCTTAGATGTCGTAGAACCTACCAACGCATACACACCATACTCGTTCATAAACAGCACAGAACGGAAGTACGGAAAAATTGCATACTGCAAACGTGAACCTACAGACGCACTAATGTTGGTATTTGTAAATAAAGTAATACCTGTCTGATCTACACGTACATCTGAGAACACGTTAATACTGTCCTCGCCAAAAATGTACAGAAAGTTATTGGCAGACAGTAATTGTGTAATGTTGCTACGCAAAGTTGCGTCAGTAATCGTAAATGTGCCAGAAGACAAACTTACAAAGTCAGAATATGAGCCAGCAGCAGAGTAAGAAATCGTCCTGCCTTGTGCCACCCAAGTACGACCTGAGAACGTCTGGATACCAGTTACAGGATTGCTGTTAATAATCGCTCTAGCTGCTGCGTTAGAACCACCACCACCAGCAATAGTTACCGTAATGTTGGAAGAATTGGTATAGCCGCTGCCAGCATTTGTCATGATAACTTGTGTTACCTGACCACCAGACAGAATTGCCGTACCAGCAGCATTAGAACCGCCACCACCACTAATGGTGACTGTTGTGTTTGCTGCATTTGTATATCCTGTACCACCGTTAGTTACAATAACGCTAACAGTGCCTTTCTTGAACGTGGTAACACCAGCAATAGCAGCCGCATTATTTCCTCCACCGCCAGAAATTGTTACCGTGGGCGCTGTTGTGTACCCTGTTCCAGCCTCAGTAACAATAATGCTGCTAACAACGTTAGCGGTAATAACTGCTTCTGCCTCTGCCTGAGTTCCACCTGTCTCATTAGGTGCAGAAATAACTACAGAAGGCGTAGAAGTATATCCAGTTCCTGCATCGCTAATACCTATGAACCCAATAGAACCAATAGTGACAAGATTATTGCCATCCCAACTGTAAACACCGTTATCAGGATCGCCGATAAGAACGCGCTCATCTTTAAACTGCGTGATATTTACCTTAGAACTAGAAAACGTACCTGCTGGCGCAACATTTCCTTTTGTATTTGCCTCTATATCAACGTATTCACAACGACCATCTTGCTGGAAAGCCAGCATATAGTCTTTGTTATTAATGTTTGCAGACAACAATGATGTTGTTGTATTTGCAAGCGTAACAGTTGTATTAGATTCACCAGATAATGTCTTGATATTTGCGTAGCCTATAGGCATCGCGTTCTCAAGCCATGAAAATTCACCGTCATCTAGCGCAGTACGGTTTGCTTTCGTGTTTACACCACGAAATTGTTTGATAACACGGTACGACTTTTTCTGTTCAGCCGCTGCCATGATTAAAACGGAGTGCTGTAGGGGTTGGGAATACGTCGCGTCATTGTCGTAGTAAGGACGTTACGCACCTCTTGTATGTAGTTTTGTTTGTAAATCTCTGCCTCGCCATAGCTTTGTTCCTTAAACTTGGCTTTATGAGCGGCAAAGTATGGCACTGGCGTAACGTATGGCTCAATCAGCACATCTACCTCAGAACCAAGTACCAAGTCTTCAGGCAAGACCACCGTGTCCATCTCAATGGAGTACACCTGATCTGGTACAGGAGAGATAAATACCGTCTGCTGCCCATACACAGAGAACGCTACTGGTCTGCCTATATAGTTTTGCCAATAACGCAACTGAGCATTAAATTGAGTCCACGGCAGATATTGAAGTGGAACCCTACTATTCCCCCAATAGAGATTGATGTTGACAATATCAATGGTATTTATGCTGTCCGGGAAAGCAGCAAACGGCAGCTTTTCGCAGTTGCCAGCATATTGCAACGTAGCAGTTCCATCCGTAAACGGTGCTGACGGTGGATAGACGTTGTTAGAAGAAGGATAAGGCGGCGAGTCAGTTCCTAACACACCGCCAGCCGTTACCTTGTAAATGAAGATGTTAGAAAAAACATAGTCATTTGTGGCAACAGTAGCACCAGCAGTCCACGCAACAGGGTTTGCACCACCTGCTACGGGTGACATTGGTGTTTGAGAAACTTGTATTTTGCGGAGGCAACCAGTATCTCTGACTGTCTGCTTACGGCCCTCGTTAATGTAGTCCGTTAATTCAGAGTCAGAGTAGAAGTTCGCGTTGGCATCATGAAGCAGCCGCCGGACTTCCGTAATGTAACCGGATAAAGTTGCCATTTAATTGCCATAATTAAGCGGCTTTTTCGACTTTTCGCCCCGCCCCCCGTAAAGGGATAGGCGGGGGTACTTGGTCAATCGCCGGGGATAAGGAGCGATCCTGCATAGGCTTAGACTCAGTAATGCTAAATTTCTCAAGAATTTCTAAACCAGCAGGAATGTCATTCTTGGTCTTAGCAAAACCGAGTCTAGCCAAAAACGATTCTTTATTTTCAGAACCGTAACCGAATATGTGACGAGCGACTTCTACAGGAACCTCCACCGACTCGTTCACAGGGAACTCATACGGTTTGTAAGCGTATTCATCGACAAGTGGTTTATCCCACTTGTTAGTCACATAAACAGTTGTCATAGAGTTACCACATCTCCGTAAACCACAATGTCGCAAGTTCCACCGGATACAGCGGCAGGTACGTTGACATACAACGAACCAGACGAGTAAACGGTAGTAACAGTTCCAGAAGCAAGAGTTAGGTCTTGATACGTGGAAGTGCTAGTTACGTTGCTTAGCGTTGACAGCGATGCAACCGCATTTGAAACATTACCATCGTTAGACGTAGTAACAGTCACATTTGCAGTTGCAATCGACTTGTTTGCATTAGCTACCGTAATCCTGCGAACAATGTACGAACTTGCGCCCACAATAGGAATTTGTGCAGCAGCGTTGGCTACTGAACCGACATTGACGGTTACAGAACGACCAAGCGCAAAGTTGCCAAAGCCATTGGGGTACAGCGAACCTACATGGTTAGCATTCATGTTGGCTCCTTATGCGTAAGTCTCACTAACGGCCTGACCCTGATTCACTTGGAACAGAGTAATGGTCGGAGCACCAGTGAGAACGTTAGCACGCATGTTTATGCCATCAGAGATGAAGTAGCCGCCAGTGTTATTGGCAACCACAACTGCCCACGACGCATTGGAAATATTTCCAGTGGTATTCGTGTTCAGCTCAATGGTGACGTTAGCAGTCGGAGCGATGTAGTAATCGCCAGCAGGAACCGTTGCAGTTGCATTACCCAGAGCATAAGCTTGGATAAACGCACCAGCAGCATTAGTTGCTGCACCAGCTACGAGGATTTTATTAGACATGACTATTTCTCCTTACAGTGTTAGCGAGTTATAGCCCGTCACCTTTGTCATCGACTTAGGCTTGGTGTTGACGAGTTCTGCAATTGTCAGAACAGCACCAACGTAGCCAATCTGCCAGTTAGGCAGAGTCGATTCAAAGCCCGTGAACACAAACGAACCCTGCTCATGGATGTAGAGCGAGAGGTAGTTGCTGTTCAGGAAGTAAACAGTACCTTCCGGGCAATAGGGGTCAGGATAAATGGGAACACCGGCAACCATCAGAGCGCGGAAGCCAGACTGAGGGCCATTTGCATCGCCATCAAAACCGGAACCCGGAGTGATAACGTACTGCTCTTGACCAACATAGTCTTGTGCCAGCAGTGTCCAAGTACCAAAACCGCACACACCGAATGACGGAACTTCTGCGCCATTCTTTACAGTGCCGGAAATGTACTGAAGGATGTTCTGACGGGTTGGGTTGACCGAACCAGCAGCATAAGCTTTCGACTTCCACCAAGTGTAGGTCGAGCGGTCAATGTTGCCGTAAGTGCCAGAATCTGACACAGCGGCTGGCAGACCGATGAACTGCTGATTGTTCGTGGTGTTGTTGTACAGCGCAGTCGCCATAGCATCCATCATCACGTTGGTCGCATCGTTCATGCGAGCTTCGATCAGGGGGATAACTGCTGCGTCTTGCTGCACTGCACCTTCCATGCCGAGGAACGGCACTGGAGCAATCATCAGCTTCAGGTTGAACTCAGCATTGTAAGCACCCTGCTGGACGGAAGGCTGAGCGAACGAGCCGCTGTAGTCCGACCACTGAGCATTTACGAACTGAGAACCCTGAACGGGAACGGTTACAGAAGAAACACCACCAGAGGCTGACTGACTGTTAGCAATCAGTGCCGCCATAAGCGGGGTCGAGTTATAAAGTTGTACGACCAGCTTCGGGATAAACGCTCTACGAGTGACATACGTAAGTTCAGTGAACTGCGTCGATCCAGATGCCGGAAGAATGCCGCCACCAATAGGCATAATCTATCTCCGATCTAAAAATATCCCCTGTTTGATTACAACCCAATAGGTTTAGGGTTGCGACGTATATCGTTTAATGCTTTTGCTGCTTCATTCCGCGCACCCTGTACCGGATTCTTCCAATATGACGATAGATCAAACTTATTAATCGCAGATGGATTATAGCCAGTTGGTGTTGGTGCGGCAGATTGTTGCATATATTTCCAATAATCAGCAGCGACTTCGTGGTTGGTAATACCTTTTTCCAGCATTACTTTCTCCACTTCCTCAATCTGCTCATCACTTTCAACCAGACCTTTTTCTTTCAGTCTGCTACGACGCTTGTTCAATTCATCCATAGCGTCTTTCTGCTGGAGTCTTGCTTCAAGCTGTGCAACACGGTCATTAGCTTTCTGAACAGCAAAATTGGTTGAATCTTCAATCTCTAGTTCAGGAATCGGCATATCCGGTTTTGCCTTCTTGGTAAGGCGCAAGAAGTCTTTACGGGTTTGCGGATTTTCAGCTAGTTGACGCGCCAAAAGAGCCAGTTCATCACGGGCTTCGGAACTAAGGTCTTCGAGTGACATAGGTTAATCCCCTTAATAGACAATAAAAAAGCGAATCAGATGATCCGCTTGCCGCCCGGTTTTTCCACATTCATGCGGTTTTTAGTGCCAGTTGATGCGGCATTTTTCAAACCACCCATTTGTGAAAAACGGGGTACGTTTACGATCTGACCATTCTGCTGAGTGTTGTCAGTTGGGTTACGAGGTGCGGCAGCACCACGGGGCTTAAAAAGATCCAAGATACTCTCCTTAAAAATTACATCATTCCGGGTACGGATGGCGCAGCAGCCATTGCTTTGCCTTCAGGTGTAGCACCCCCTGCTTGCGGCAGAGTTTGCAACATTTGTAAAATTTCCGACTTCTTCAGTTCTTCCATGCCATCTACGCTCTTGCCTGTAATTTCAGACAGCGTTTTGATTGCAGACAGAACCTTCTTCCCTTCTTCTGAATCAGAACCTATAGCTGGCAGGGAACGCTTAATCAAATCCATTGCCAACCCAAGATTAACCATTGCTCCCTCTTTAGAACCCATTTTCGGCTCTGGAGTGGACATAGGTGCTGCCATTGGGGATGCGGATTCCTCGGTTTCGACTTCTTCTTCTTCACCCTCGGTTTCTTCCATTTCAGGCATTTCAGCACCAGCCTTTTCGCCGCGCTGTTGCTCCATAAGCCGCATGAGTTCTTCAGATGAGACAGCCATAATGACCTCATATAAAATTTGGCAATAGAAATAAACAAATTAATAAACTTTGTCAAGCAGATTCTATCGCTTCATACGTCCGTAAGATTGCCTACCGGAAGTTCTGTCTTGATAAGTCCCCAAACGCTGCACCCGGTATTGCAAATCTGGGCCTTTGCTTTCCTGCCGCAGAGCGCTCTCTGTCAGTCTTGGCTGGTCAGCTTTTGAGGTAGTTTCTGCGCCTGTCGGGTTCATGCGACCTCCTGTAATTGCGGTGGAGAACTAGGCTTTTGCTGCGCTTGCTGTTGCACTTGTTGCATCATAGCAGCTTGTGCCTGTGCAGCCTCATTCTTTTTCAGTTTCTCTTTCAACAACTGCTTCATCGGTGGCTCTAGCAGGTCAAGCAGACCTTCTCTGTCGATAGCGCCAGCCTGATGCAGCGAGAATGCAAGGTTGCGTAGGTCTTCTGTAAAGATTGGGCTATTGCTGTGAGCATCTACCTTGACGATATAGTCATCAGTAAATTGTTCAGGAATAAACTCATTGCCATCATCGTCTTTGAGTCTGATAGGCTGATATTTCTGAATTGCTTTTAAGTAAAGAGTTGCAACTTTCTCAAGCGCATCTTCGATAATTAGCGCCCGTTTCTTTGCTCTGGAGCTACCAAGTCTGGAAAGCGATTCTGCGTGAGACTTTGACCGAACCCCTGACTCGCCCCGTCCAGCCAGCACAGGAGTAATGCCGCTTGCTTCTGCAAACATTGAATCCACCTCTCTGATGACTTCAAAGAGATCGTTTGGAATGTTAGGCGCAAGGCGTTCGATCTTTGCACTTGGCATATCACTAGCAAGAAGACCGCCAGCACGATTAAGGGCAAAATTCTTTTCATCCAAAATACCAGTAAAGCCCATCAAAGCAGTCGGTGGTGACACTTGCTTTGACAACAAATCTAATATTTCGCCCATACGCTTGTTACGCAACTCTTGCAAGAATACTAAGCGCTGGACTTCACTCTGTCCCCAATAATAATCGTACTGAGGATTAGGGCAGAACTGAACAAAAGGCATTTCTCCGCGCAAGAATAATTTCTCACCCGGACGGTCATAAATAAAAATATCGGGGTCAGCAATGGTGACGCATTGATAGTCACCAATCTCGTCATTAAACACCCACAGTTCGTGCATCTCTATTGTTTCTTCTGCCACCCTTGCCTTGTAGCGGTTCATTCCTGACAAGTCGAGATTGACGTTACCCATCATGCTAGGGTCAGTCTGCGACATGATGATGCGGTCAATGCCTTCAGGAATATCGCTGGCTTGTTCGTGATACGAAGTGCTAACGCGCCTGAGAATGCTGTCGCGCTTAGGGTGAGCATACAAACGAGAATACAGGTCAGACTTAGTAATGTAATAAGTGTGAACCAATGCTTCTTGTCTGTCGGTATAGGGAACGTCTTCACGCAGAACACCGATAGCCCCGGGGTCAACCATATAGGGGTTGAGACTACCGCCGGGGCCGATGATAAGTTTGCTGTAGGAAGTGTTGTAGCAGAGCGACCAGAGCAAAGCGTTGGAACAAACTTGGTCTGTGTTTGAACGAAGCCAATCATCGTTCAACAGGTTTTGCATGGGTCGAATCTTTTTCTGTTCACCGATAGAAACGGCAGCGCCAAGATTGATTGTGAAGCGTGTCGTTTCTGCGGAATAGAGAAAGCTGCTGAGCTGATCTATGTGTGGATAGATTTTATTAAAAATTGCTGGCGGTTCTTCTGGTGCTGCACCGAACAAAAAGTAAGAACGCAAAGCGGCATAGTCAGCCTTACGTTCCTCTCTTGAGATTAGGCACTTTTGAATGAGGTCAACATAGAATTGCTCTCTTAGCAAAGGCTCTGTCGGGATTCTCATTTCTTATCCAATGAAAGGTTGTCTTGGTCTGCCATATAACTCGCCGGACGGGGTGGTGTCAAGTTACCTACTTGATTTGGCAAAACGCTAACAGACTCGCCAGCAACTGAACGGAACATATTTCCCTTCAAAATATTGTCCATAGTAAATTTTCCACCTGCTCCACCCCATATTGCAGAGTCTCCCGGACGAGCTTCACGCGGTGGCTCTGGAATGTCTTTAGGTGTAGCGCCATTATTGCGCTTATAGTAACCCGATTGGCTGTCTCCTTCACGGGTTGACTTCACATCTGTCATGTTAAAGTCGATTGCAAGCTGCTTGATAGTCTTGTCATTGTGTTTTGTGGTGTCTGACACCAGACCTACAGGCTGCAAGAACACAACTTTGACGTTTTCTACGCATCCTTCCGGGCAAACAGGCTCCCAAGCCTCAAAAAACCCGTGTAAATCGCATTTATAATCATTCATAACTGCCATAACTACCTCCCCTTTAATTGCTCATCTAAACGATAATCTGAGTAATCTAGACGGTTTTTTAGCCCTATTTTGAGCTTAATTCCGTCATTTCCCATCTGTAAACCGTATCCACGGACGATTACTGGCTTGGGTTGCTTCCTCCACTCCAGCCATTTCTGTCCAAACCGAATCATTACGGCTACTTCTCCTCTTTTCCAAGCCAAATACGCCTTAGAAACCCGTCTTTGCACCAATTCCGTCATCGGAGCGCGATCATAGAAGAACATATCGTCCATTCTGGACTTATCTACGCCGGATAACTCGTAAAAAAGGCGCATAGGTATGCCGCGCTTCTTGTCAGCACGAAAACGCTTCATTATTTGCTTTAATTCCTCTTTGGGAATGATGTAATCGTCATCACTGTCCTTGTGATCCATAGATTCCTATCCTTTTCAGGTAGTCAGACACAGTTCTTCCTACAACAATCTGTTCAGGGGTGCTGTCATCATGAGTTCTGCTGACATTCCTCGTAATCTTTTGTGCAAGAAGGCGAGGCTGAAGTTGCTCAGCATAAGCAGCGCAAGCCAAAGCAGTAGCCATAACGCGATCATCCTTGTTTCTCCCTGTTGCCAAAATAGCGCCACCATCTCGCACGATGGTTTTCATCTCGTCTATCAACTCCGTAGATAAAACCGTCATCATTCCGCGCTCAAAGTAATCTTTCATGTAAGAAAGCATACGTTCTTTGCTCGCAGCAGTAGTTAGCCAGCCAATAGAATTGGACAAGCCGCCCATCGTGTCATTCCTGCGCCAGATGTAGTTGCTCATGGAACCCAAAACATCCATCAACTGATGTCCGGTTTTGCCTCCAAGTGCTGCGGCCTGACGTTTAAGGTTGCGTAACTCGTTAATCACTGCCTGACCGGGGCCGTTGACCTCCAAGTTCAGGGTAGAGTTCTTGTATGCGCCAGCAAGGTGGGCGATTACCCACGCAAACTGGTAGGTATTCATTTCAGGTGTCGCAAATTCAGCAACTTGTTCCATACCGTCAGCGTAGCAACGGAAAACTTGTATGCAAAAGCGATCAGCCCAATCTGAACTGCCATAAGCGGGATCAGCACCAATAACGTAAAAAGCCGTATCAATGGGTTCCTCCCATATCTTCAGGGTTGCCAACCGTTCTGTTGACTTCAATACCTCTGTATCCACAAAGTTTGCACCCATGCCATAACGGTAAGGGTCGAACTTAATTTGCTTAGCTACCTTCATCGCGTCCGTACAACGGGCATTAGAGAAGAAGCTCGTACCTGTCATGATGAAGGCATAGTCTTCAGTGGGTGGGAACTCTTGATACATCAACGCATCGTCCTTGATGCCCTCGTAGAGTTTCCACCTCCACCACGCCATCTGGCGGCTGTTTATCTCTACGTTGTAGAGTTTCTTAATATCCCTTGTCCATTCCTTTTCTTCAGGCGTTAGCTTCCCATCCCAATACACTTTGTAGAGATTGGAGTCGCCGGGAACGGTGTACAACTGGTTACGCCACCAGCCGCAGAAGATTGCATGTTGAGAACGTGCTCGTTTGGCAGTAACGTACATGTCATGAAACATGTTGAACCCACGGGCGGTGGACTCGAAGATATACAGTCGCTTTTCGTTGGTTTCTGCAAGGGATGCAAGAAGGGATGCTAATCCTTCCTCGTCACCCCACGACGAAGTTTCAGTTCCGTGAAGGAATGTGATGCCCTTGCCACGACCCAGACTTCCTTTCGCTCGCAGTCCAGCGACCTGATAAAAGATTCGACTGCGGTTCTTGAGCGCAAGCGAATTACGATTATGGGAAAGAATGGGTATTTTGTACTCTTTCGGTAAACCGTCCATGTAGGCTGTGAGTGTTCCTTTGAACATGTCTCGGTTTTCTTCTGTATCTGTGACAAGGGTTCCGTTAAGTCCATGATTGATGTAGTGCCAGTAAAGGTCTAGGGCAAGCGAGATAGTGGTAATGCCTAACTGTCGGCCTTTCAAGATTACAAAGAAGTGGATATTGTTTTCCAGCGCCTGTGTAATTTCTTCCATGACATACGTTTGCGTACCCAAAAGGGTGTCCATCTTCCGCAAACCCTGTTCTTTTGTTTCAATTCTTAGTTGAGAACAAAAATTGTAGAACTGGTTAAGATTGAATTTCATATTAGTTAGAGTTGTAAGAAGTTACACGACGGTTAGTGTCTTTCTTATTCTCTGCTGCCATATAAATAACCTTGCGCTTCTTTTGCATTTGAGACTTTATTGCAATATCTGCATTTGTATCTGTGTAGGTATCTGTATCTGCAAAGTCTTTCATAGGTGGTTGCTTGGCAGGAACGCCACAGCCGGGGCAAAACCGTTTGATTTGGTCTGCAAAGTCGGTGATAGGCTTTCTCCACCAGCCTTCTTCTAAGGCAAGGCCGTGGTCTTGATTACGTGCTAGGTCAAAAGATGCCGCTACCTCGCAGAAGTAGGCGCGTAGTTGACCTTTGTTTTGGATGATAGAGGCTGACCACTCTCGGTTGATGTCGCAGTTGCTTATCTTTTCCCACATTTCATTTTCTGCGTACAGGTCTTGTACGGCTGTTAGCAGCGGTGCATGGTCGGAGTGACCAAAATAATTCCACACTACTGCGCCACCACGGGCTGCTTGGTTAGCAAAGTCAGTCATTACGCTCTCTGCTCGTTCTGCGCCGTGAGTATTGAGATTAAATGTGCCGAAAGTATCCAGACAAAGCTGGCGGTGTTTGAAGTAATTGTTTGTCCACAAGCCGCGCTGTAGTTTGTTAGGCACTTCCTCGACAAATATCTGGCACAGTTCCTCAAAGTTTCTGTGCATACAGGGGTTACCGCCAATCATGGCGATGATGCCGAAATAGTCTTTAAGGCTACGTAGGGCAAGACGGAAGTTATCAGGTGTTATCTCCCAATAAGCATCTTGGTTTTCAAGTAGGCGTGTGCAGTTGGAGCATTCTAGGTCGCACTTGTTGGTGACATCTATACAGATGATGTGCATGTTGGCAGGGCCACGCATTTTGGCAATGGTTTGGTCAGCTATGTTCATGCTTTGCTCCACGGGAATCCGTTGGGGTATTTTGATTTGTTCATTATGTTGCCCTGAAAGAACATAGGTCTTAAATCTCTCTTTGGGTTTAGGCGGTAGTTCAGTGAGTATTTTCCGCTTTCGCCATAAGGAAGATTGTTCTGTTTTAGCATTGCCCATACGTACCTGTCGCCAATCATTAGTTCTCCTGTGGTTTGATACCAGCAGGGGGCTAGACCAGTAGCCAAGTCTCGTTTCATGAGATAACAGTTTAGGTCTATAAGGTCAGCATGGTGTCCTAAACTTTCGCAGTCATCATTGCCCCAGAACGTGCCATCTGGCTCTACAAGCTTACGTAGGCTGTAGGCGTAGGGTTTGTCACCTATTGCTTTTACAAGGCTTTCTACGTGGTCAGGATCAAACCAGTTATCGTCATCCAACCAGCACAGATAGTCTTCCGTCACAAGGTAGGCAGAGGCTGCAACAATGCCGCCATTCATCATGCCATGTAAGCCTGTAGGTTTTGGTAAGCGGATGATATGGCAGTCGCCCGTATCTTCAGGAATGTTATGTTGTCCATCTACAAAGATGTAGTGTGTACATGGATAGGTTTGGTTCTTTACTGATTCTATTGTTTGCAGCAGAGAGTCTCTGCCGGTTGTGGCTGTCACCACGGCTACTGACTTCATACTATCCCCTTGAAGTATTTAATAGTTTCTTTTAATCCATCTTCCAAACTCACTTGTGGTTCCCATCCTAGATTTCTTGCTTTTGTAATATCTGGCTTTCTTTGTTGTGGATCGTCTTGTGGCAATGGCAAGAAGATAAGTTCAGACTTGGAGTCAGTTAGCCGTAATACAAGTTCAGCCAACTCATACACGGTGAACTCAGTAGGGTTGCCAAGATTGGTAACAAATTGATCTGTCCCCATTAAAGTCATAAAACCATCTAGCAGATCGTCGATATAGCAAAAGCTTCTGGTCTGCATTCCCTTACCGTAAACCGTCAGGGGTTCTCCGCGCAGGGCTTGCACGATAAAGTTGGATACCACCCGTCCATCATTAACATCCATGCCGGGGCCATACGTATTAAATATCCTTGCAATCCTGACATCTACGCCGACTTCCTTTTTGTATTCGTAGCACAGGGTTTCTGCAATACGCTTACCCTCGTCGTAGCAGGAACGTGGGCCTACAGGGTTGACATTGCCGCAGTAGTCTTCTCTCTGTGGATTTTGTAGTGGGTCGCCGTACACCTCGGATGTAGAGGCTTGCAGCATCTTTGCGTTGTAACGCAGGGCATTCTCTAAACAGTTCCACGTACCGTCAAAGTTAGTACGCAGGGTAAAGAAAGGAAACTCTTGATAGCGTTTAGGGCTGGCATCACAAGCTAGGTTAAACAACCAATCACAGGGCTGATCTACGCCATCACAGATGTCTTCCTCCCAAGCAACATCTATCCCGAATACCTCATGCCCTTCTCTACCCAATCTCTCGCACAGGTTGTTTCCTATAAAGCCAGCAGCGCCGGTAACAAGTACCCTCATTTCTTTATTCTCTCTTTATCAAACTGTTCCAAGTTCCAGTTGGCAATACGGTGTCTTGCTTCCCGGTCTTTAGCGACACGTAAAAGCTCAGCCACAATCTCAGGCTTGTACATCCTTTTCCACACCGCAACCAGCTCTACCTTGTCACTAGGCTTTATTGCTTGCAGCGCCCTTCTCATCTCATCCCTAAGTATCCTTCTGGAGAGCAACAACTCCTCCCTGTACTTATCCCGCGCAGAGTTCTCCATCTAACACCTTCTTCATCCTTGAGAGTTCAGACAAGCACTCTGCCAATAAGCCCGCAGACCTAGCTTGCTGCCTTCTCAACTCCATCACCAACTCAGCATGGTTCATGCGATGCACCGCATCCCAGTAATCCTGAGCCGCCAAGTCCACATAGTCCTCATGTAATTCAATCACCGCACTCATTCTGACCTCCACACTCTCACGCCATCCCCTTCCTTCCTAGCCACAAACTTCCTGCCCAACCGCTTACCCGCCCTCCAATTGCCATTCAACACCACCTGCATCTGCACACCCTCTACATAAAAACTCTGCCCTACTCCCATCTCATCATACGGATACCGCCTCACAACCCTAGCACTAGGCATAGGTACAGCATCATCAATAATAACCGTCATATCCTCACCTCTATCCATATCAATACCTCCTACCAATAATCATATACTACCTACAGACGAAAAAAAACCCCCGGAAGGAGGACGGGGGTTAAACCAACGCACCATGCGTCAGCCAAGCGTAGCAAAAATCATATACCCAAAAACTGATTTTTTCTATGGGGGGAGAGCGGAATGGGGCACGCTCACTCGAAGGTCAAGTCCCCACAGGGTTACCAAACAGACAAATACAAACACAGCAACATTGTTAGATTGTCCATTGCCCTTTTGAATAGCGTCTGTCTGTGATGACAGTACGCCCAGGGTGCTGAGCACGTGTCAGTCAATTGTCCCTGACCAATTGTTAAATCGCCCAGGGAGATGAAGACACACTCTTTCTGTTCTGTCCCCTATTGCACATTTTCCAATTGCTATATATACATGTATTACTATTTACTAACTTACATGTAATTCTATATATATTATATATATAGCCTATAACAATTGCTTATCAGCAATTGATTGCTAAATACAATGGAATAATCTATTGCATAATCCGACTAATCACATATAATGGTTTACAGCAACACTGATTAATTCCTATATTGGAGATTAGACAAATGAAACATTCAACTATCGCAATGCTCGTCTTCCTTGCTTTCACTTTGTGGTCTTTGGTTTTCACAGCGCATGGTGAATTCTTATGCTCATTCGCTGCATTGGCTATAGCTTTTATTAGTTGGTTTGTTGGCATCACATTAGAGCGTGAATCTAAGTAATCACAATCAGTCAACATTAGACGGAGATTAGACAAATGAAAAACCCTTACAAATTACAGCTTAAAGCCGAGGGCTTGCCTTATCGGCCGATATTAGGGGAGGCAAGCGCCAAAACCGTCAAGGGTGAAAAGATAGGATATCTGACGGCAATTTGTTACCTAGTACCAGATCAAAAAATTTGCCCGTTTGCACAATTGGCCGGGTGTTTTGAGCCTTGCCTGAAATCAGCCGGTCGGGGTGCATTCAACAGTACACAGCGCGCCAGAGCGGCCAAAACCCGGTTTTTTTACGAGAATCAACGAGCCTTCATGCTATCGCTTGCGGCCGATGTATGGTCGCATGCGCGCAGAGCCGAAAATCTTGGCTTGATACCGTTAGTCCGGCCAAACGGCACAAGCGATATCCCTTTTGAAAATATTCAGATTGACGGTTTTACAATTTTCCAGATGTTCCCGGATGTTCAATTCTACGATTACACAAAACACCCCAGCCGAAATCTGACAGGCAAAACGGCCGGCAACTATGATTTGACGTATTCATTTTCAGCCCTTACACCAAAACCAATTTCAATCAAGGGATTGACTAACCGCCACAATCAACGCACAGCCGTAGTTTTTCAGAACCGCTCAGATATCCCGGAAAGCTTCCGGGGCTGGCCTGTAGTTGACGGCGACGATACCGATGTTCGGCATATAGAACCGCAGCAGGTAGTAGTTGCGCTGTATGCCAAAGGCAAGGCAAAGCGCGATACAGGCGGTTTTGTTCAAATTAAGGGGAGGGATTATTAATGGCAACCATACAAGCGAAATACAGGGGGGTTTGCAGCCGTACCGGAGCGCCGATTGTACCCGGCGACGTTATCGATTACAGCCGAGGCAAGGCAATACTAGTAAAGAAAAACCCCGGTTCTGATTTTTCTGATCTATACGTTATCAATGGAAAAGAATATATCCGTAATGCTAGGGGTCTTTGCGAGGACGCACCCTGCTGCGGCTGCTGTACTTTTTAAATGGAATTCCTATGCTAGAAAAAACACTTGACGCACTATTAATAATTGTAACCCTGACAATATGGTGCTGGATTATTCATAGAGTTATTTACTTATTAACCGTTTAACGGAGATTAGACAATGATTGATTATGACAAGCAATATGCGAAAGATTCAGGCGAATTCTATTTGCCAGAAACAAGAAAATACTTTTCATTCAGGCCAACAAATAATCCTTGGGCTGAAAAGCACGAATTAATACATGAAATTGACGTTTTAGACGGGCTAAGATTCGGCATTGTCAGAAAATCAATTGCTTATATTGCTATTGATGAAGATCAATACGGAAACCCTGTTTTGCAAAGATGGGAAATAACAAAGCGTAGAGTCTTTCAATCAATACGAGCGATTTAAGCCGTTTTTCTCATCAAGGGTTGTCTAGGTATTGGCAACCCTATTTTTTCGCCTTACAAGCCGTTTTAATCAATTCTGGAGGGCATCACATGGCAAAGATCAAAGACTCTGTTATCAGAGCAAATGAATTAAGCGATATTCATATCGACGAGAATATCAATATTGAAACAATCATAGAATCACTGACAGAAGGCGCTTTTGCTTTCCTTATGCTTGCAAAACACGCGCCAGATGAAGATAAACAATACTTTCTAAATAAACAAGACAGTCTGCTAAATTGTGCCGCCTTTCTGGCATCTTTAGATTAACGGCGATTACAGACGTTTTTGGTAGGGGATGGTATCTTACCCTTCCTGTACCCGCGTTTTCAGTCCTACGCGCCCGTACGCACGTTTAAACCCTATTCAGGAGGAACCATGTCCCCTGCTAAGAAACTCTACGCGGTTACTCCGCTGGCACATCCGGCCACGCAGCCGGACGCGAGACCCTTTCGGAAAAAGCAGCAAGCAGAGAAAGCCACCAGTATTCTGGACCAGAACTTTGCGTACACAAACTCCGCAGCTACTGACCTACGCGCCAGGTTCAAGCAGATGGGTTTCCGTACACCAAAACCTAAGAAAGTCCGATAGCTATATATATATAATTACTATCGACCATAGCCATAGTCTTTTAACCGTAAGAAGGATAGACATAGTCATCAGTATACATAGTCAGAGTTACATGTTTGAGAAAGAGTATGTTTTTACAATTCTCTGTATATCGATAGTTATATTCCTATGGCTATGAGAATTACTATGGCTATAGTGATTCCTATGGCTATGAATATTCCTATGGCTATATTTACTATATATACTATATAGGCTATGTTAAATGTTAGACGATAGATATAATTTATAGATAGCTAGAATACAATTAAGATTATTCATTTCCAATATCTTGAATATCGTTTATTGTCTAGTTGCATCACATTTATAAGGGGATCAAAATGAAATATCTACTTTCCATCTGGCTATTATTAGCCGCATCTGTTGCCTACGCAGCTTGCTCTACACACACTTATTACATGAACGGCAGGTATGTGACCTGCACTACCTGCTGTGATGCCTATGGCAATTGCAACACCAACTGCTTCTGATACGAC